AGATAGTGCTATTGAAGATTTAATAGATAATTCTCAGATAATTACTATTTTAAAAAGAGGATTAATAGAAAATTTAGCATCTGCCAATATGGGTCAAAAAGGTATAGCAAAAGGTGCTTTAGATACTATCAATAAAAAGAAATTTTATAATGGTGAAAACTTTGAATACAATAAAAACTTTGGAGACCCTTGGCAAGACGAATATCACAATATAGGCAATGTTCCGCTTGAAATGTTGCAAATGCTTGAAAATGACAATGAGAGCTTAAGTGGTGTGACAAAAAATACTCTTGGTGAAAGAACGCCTAATCTTAGTGCTACACAGGCTACTCAGATAGAAAGTGCTACGCAAAGAAGAATGTTAGATATAGTTAGAAACATTGCAGAAAATTTTGTCAAACCTATACTTAGAAAATGGTTGGCTTATGATATGGAGTTTCTATCCCCACAAGAATTTATTTATATTACTGGCGAAGAACCAATGATTATAGACAAGCAAGACCTTGATGGTTCTGTGCATCTTGAAATGCAAGTAACTACACAAGCAGTTGACGACCAAAAAGCTAAACAATTAGCATTCTTACTCCAAACATCACAGCAGGCACAAGACCCAGAAATAACTAAAATGCTGTATGTTAAATTATTGAAACTAAATAAAATGTTTGAGGAAGCTAAAGCTCTTGAAGAGTACAAACCTCAACCTAATCCAATGCAACAACAAGCACAGCAATTGGAACTTGCAAAACTTCAAGCTGAAGTCGAAGCATTAAAAGTCAAATCATTAGAGAACCAAGCAGATATTAAACTCAAATTAGCCAAGGCTAAAGAGGTTGGTTCTAAGTCTGATTTAAATGATTTGCAATATGTAGATAAAGCTACTGGGCAAGACCATGCAAGAGAACTTGATAAAATAGGTGCAAATGCTCTTGCTAAGCCAATGACCTCATCAAGTCAATAAACTGATAGAATATTTTAAAAGGAGTCATAATGACTAACCAAGAAGAAGAAGTTGTAGAAATTACATGAAGAGGCAAAAGCTCTTCGTAATGCAATCTTTAAGCTCAAAAAGAATAGAGATTTTAAATTGTTTATGAAAAACTATGTAGATAAATCTCTTGTTACATTAGGACTTAACCTTGGTGTTCAACCTCAAATGAGAGGTGAAATCAATCTGCAAATAGAAGCAAGAAGGATATTGAATGATTTTATAGACCAAGCAATAACCTATGGCAATAATGCAGAAGAAGTGCTTAATGGAGTACAGTAATGGCTGATTTAGTAGAAGAAATCGAAACTGAAGAACCAAAGGAGCTTAGTCCTGATGAATATGAAAAAGAATATGATAGACTTTGGAATGAAGCTAATGGTGTTACTGAAGAACCAGATGAAGGGACTGAACAAGACGATACAACTGAAAATGTTGAAGATAAAGACTCTGGTTCTAATAAAGACAGTGAAGATGAAGAAGAAGCTAATGATACCTCCAAGCCAACATTAGAGGAGCAAGAAGAAGCCATAGACAATGACACTTCTATGAGTGAACAAGAAAAAGAAGAAGCAAAAGCTTTTCTTAGAATTAAGGCAAGAGGAACAGAGCTTGACCTTACAGAAGAAGAAGCAAAAGAGCTTGCTTCTAAAGGCATAGACTATACATTAAAAACACAAGAATTAGCAAAATGGAAAAGACTAATAGAAAATGCTAAAGATATTCCAGAGAGTGACCTAAATGCAATAAAAGCACTTAGAGATGGTAATAAGGATGCACTTTTGCAATTAGCTAAAGAATACAATATAGACTTGTATGACCTTGATGCTGAAAAAGAACCAGAAGTGCCAAATTATTTAGAACAAGGCAACCAACCAAATGTAGAGGAGTTGCAAAGAATTTCACAAAGAATAGAGGCAGACACAGAAACTCGACCAAAAGTTGAGCAAGTCTTAGATGTATTGCCAAATGAGTTCAAAGAGCAAATGGTGGCTAATCCAAAGCTATTGGAAGGCTTATATGTAGATATTAAACAAGGTGTTACTGACAACATTTTAAATGAGGCACTTAAATCGTATTATGTGTCTGGTGGAGATTTTTTGAACCACTATCAAAGTGCATATCAAAAAGTTTACAATCAGAAAACACTTGAACCACAACAAGTTCAACAGGTGCAAAAAGCAGTACCGCCAAAAACAAAGGCACAGCCTAAAAAGAAAGATTATCTACAAGATGCTGAAGAGATTTGGAATATGCCTGAAGATGATTTTGCCAAGCTAAAAGCAAAAGTTATGGCAAAAGGTGCTTTATAAAAGATATAAAAGGATAAAAAATGGCTACATTAAGTTATACAAATGTTGCAGGTGGTTTTCAAGTACCTGCTAATGTACAGTTTTATTATGATAGAAACCTATTAGAAAATGCTAAAGAACAGCTTTTCTGGGGTAAGTTTGGAACTAACAAAGTTCTTCAAAAAAAGAATGGCAAAGAGATTAGATTTTCAATGTATAAGCATATACCAGTTGCTCTTGATGCAAGTGGTAATCTTACCGATGTACTTGCAGAAGGTGCTGGAGCTGTTAATGCCAAGCAAATTGAGAAGATAACAGTTAATGCCACAATGGTAAGATTTGGTGCACATGCAACATATAGTGATGAGGTTGACCTTTATCATGAAGACCCAGTAATCACTATTCTTACTGATGAGCTAGGACAACATGCAGGAATGACAGTTGATACCTACTACGGACAAGTGTTCTCTGGTGGTTCTAATGTTGTTTATGCAGACAGCGATACTGGAGTTGGTGGTTCTACTTCTGATGACATAGACCCAGATGACATTGTTAACGCAACTGCTCTTAACAAAGTTGGCAAAACTTTGAGAATGGCACTTGCTAAGAAGTTTACTTCAAGAATAGGCACTGCTAACAAGTATGGCTCTGAGCCACTAAGACCTGCCTATTATATGGCAGTTCACCCTGATGTAAGAGATGACCTTGAAAATGTTGCTGGGTATGTTCCTGCTGAGAAGTATGCTTCATTTGCACAACTTGCTCCTAACGAAGTTGGTTCAAGAAAAGAACTAAGGTTCTTAGAGACAACAAGAGTCGAAACATTTACAAATGCCAATGCTACTCCAACAGTAGTTTATAAAAATATAGCATTTGGTAAAGACGCATTTGGTATAGTAAATCTAAGCGGTAAGAAGAAAATCAGAACTATCATCAAGCCTACAAGTGCTGGTGGTGCTGAGAACCCATACAACACTAAGGGTTCAGTAGCTTGGGTAGCTGATACTTCAGCATTGATACTTAACCAATACTATGTATGTAGATTAGAATGTGCCGCAACTGAAAACACAACAGTAGCTGGTTCTAATCCTAACATCTATGGTGCTTAATTAATAAGCTAACACTTCCCCTCAGCAAATGAGGGGAATTTCATTATAGGAGTTTATAAATGAAAACCAACCTTCAAGATTTAACAAGAGATGAGCTAAAAGAGATAGCAAACAACAAAGGAATTGAGTTCCCTAAAAATATTAAAACTGATGCTTTAATAGCATTAATTGAAGAAGAAAAAGAACCAGAGAAGAAAGCTAAGATGAATAAACCAACAGATGGCAAAAATGTTAAATGTATTATTAGAAACCTTGACCCGCAAAACCCATTCAATGTTTGCGAGGTAGGAGTCAATGGATACTTTTTGTCTATACCACTTGATAAAGAAGTAGAAATTAGTAATTTTTATTTTGGTGCAATCAAAAGTGCATACTGGGTAAAACCAATAACAGATGAAAACGGACAAGTAATTAGAACTGAAAAAAGACCTAAATACAGCATAGAAATAGTATAATATATAGAACCACTTATGGGTGGTTCTGTTATGTTATATAAAAGGATTAAAAATGGGATTATTTAATAGTTTATGGCAAGGAGCTGAGAACATAGGAGACTTCATAGGACTTGATGGTAACTTTGGCTATCAAGGAACTTGGAATACTCCTGCTGGCTTATCAGCTATGCAACTTAATCCACGAACAGCAGAAATGATTGCAAATAGCGAAGTACCTGACTCAAATAGTTTAGCACAATATAACATGAATAACAATAGTATGTTTGGTGGACTACATAATTGGTTCAACAATACGACAAGTCAAGACTGGAGTAATTATGCGAAAGGGCTAAACGCAATAGGTGGATTAGGGCTTGGATATTTAAATTACAAAAATGCTAATGATATGAAAAAAATGTATAAACAACAAATGGCTTTTAATCAAAATCAAATATTGAGAACCAATAGAAGACAAGAGGATGCAGATAAGTCTTTAGCACGAGGTTTTAGCAATTCAGCATTATCTCGTTCTTTATAAAACAAATTTTACAATAAGGATACTCAAATGAGCTGGTATCAAACACAACTACTACAAGCAAATCCACAATTAATGACAATGGGAACAACCTTACAGAACCAAGCTGGTTCTCAAATGCTTAACTCACTTACAGGTGGATTAAATGATATAAGCAAATATAAGCAAGTTGAAGAGGATAGAGCATATCAAGATTTGTTAAATCAACATATTGCAAGTATGCAACATTTAAATGCTGGAACAGAAAATGAAAGAATAAACCCTTTAGCAACTGCTAACGGAAATAGCATATACAGCTATCTATCAAATGCAAGTAATTATGTTAAAGGCATGACACCTGATAGGGCTGGTTCTTTATTTAACAAATTCTTACAGCAAAGAACTGCACAAGCTAATGTAGAACAAAATTTGCTTAATAGTAAAATAAAGCAAAATGCACAACAACAAGCGACTGCAATGCAAAACTATATCAATCAAGTTGGCGATGCAAACAAAGATGGATTAATTGATGTAAGAGATTTAAATCCTACTGAACAAACAGCAGTAAATGGTTTGTATGGTTCTGTTGCAAATAAGTTATTAGGAACTGCACAACAGCATGGTGATTTATTGTCTAAGTTTAATATACAACATAAAAACAGATTAGGTGAATTAAAGACACAAAACGATTATGCTTTGGAAAGACAGAGTGAAGCCTTTAAACATCAAGATAAAATTGCACAAATGCAAAATGCAAGAGCAATACTTGGTTCTTATCAGACACTGTATAATAAGTCATACAATGATTATATAAAGTTATCACAATATAATCCAGCGACAATGACACCAGACCAAAAACTACAATTAAGTACAGCTTTAAACAATATGAACTTGTATGGCAATAAAATAAAAAATCTGCAATCTATGCTTTTACCAACAGGTAGCGCAACACAGACCCAACTTGGTTCTAATTTAGCAAATAATAATATTGCATCAGTAGTACCTCACATGCAAAATAGCAATAGTGTAATCAATCATATTGTCGGGAATAATGCTACCAATACTAATAGTAATATTGTGGATAAAGTACTACAAAGAAATCCTGTTGCAGAATACCCGAGTGTTTTTATGGCAAATAATGGCACTCCAGAACCAACAAGAGAGCAAGCTATGAGTACACAGCAACCAAATGCTAACTGGTTGGTTCATGCAGGACAAACTAATGCACAAGTCGCAAAACAAGTAAATACAATAAAAGATTTATATAAAGACTACAACAAGTATAGCAAAGTTGAAAATAGTATTCCATTTTATAGTATAGTAAAAAATGAATTAGCAAAGAAGATTAACAATAATGTAAACAGTAATTATAAAGTAAATTATGACAATACTGCAATGAATAAAATATTAGATTTATACAATACCTCTTTATCGCATACAATTAGGAATGGCTTTGTTGACGAAGATGTGGCTAAAACTCTCGGAGTTCCTGAGTTAGCAAATGCACCAGCAAGTATTCTTTATGCAAAAATATTGTCGCAAATAGATGAAGCAATAGCAAACACAACTGACAAAGATGCAGTTAAGCAACTACAATCTATTAAAAATAATCTTAATGGGTATGGCAAACAAATAAATTTAAATGAAGATGTGTATAATCCTTCAATTTTTACAAAATTAAAAAATGATGTAGCTTTTGGCGCAAATACTATAACTGCACCTTTTGGGTTGGACATATATAAAGGTAAACAACCTGAGGATATTAATGCAGCAATGATTACTTTTGGGAAGATGCTAATAAACAAAAAACCAGATTTAGTTAGTAATAAATTTGGTTTTCATGTTGGTAGTACTGTTCTCGATGGCACAGCAAAAGATATAGCAATACATTTTCTTCCAAAAGTAAAACTTGCTTTAGCGAATTACTACAATATAAACCCACAATATATAAAAAATGATTATGTTAAAGACTTTATATACAAAGGATTGTTAAGTGGAACAAGCGGGCAAACTCATCTTTTAGATGGTATTAAAGAGGCAACAGGGTTTGGTTCCATATATCATGCAAAACCAAAACCAATATTATTAAATATTATAAACAGTATAAAATAAAAAGGAAAAACAACTATGCTTTCACTATTAGATAAAAGACTATCAGCAATTAAAAATATTGCAAATAAAGAAAATGTGCAAGCACAAACTCAAACAAATAAAACATTACAATTTGAGAACCAACATCCGTTTATTGCTAATGCTCCATTAATTAATGATATTGGTAAATCTTTTGTTGATACAGGCAAATTTATAGATGATAGTTTTAGTAAAGTAGCAGGTTTGGCGGACACGCACTTTACACAAACAGACCAAAACAGTCCTGTATATAAATATGCTGAAAATGTTGGAGAAGCTCAACAACTATTACCAAATCAATATGATACAGCAACTGGGCTATTGTCTATGTTACCACAAGCTTATGGATTAGGTAAGTTAGGTATATTAGAAAGTGCTGGAGATATTGGTGCTGGAATAATGTCTAAGATATTGCCTAAAGCTGAAAGTATTGCAGGGAAACTTGCAGTTAAGGCTGGTGTTGGTACAGGTAGAGCATTAACAGAAACGATACCTTTCTCATTGACAAGTCAAGAAGCAATGACTGGTTCTAATGATTATAGTAAAAATATGATAAGTGATTTTAATCCTAAAAGTTTTGCAGAAAATACTGCTATGATATACTGCTATGATGGCTGGAATGACTATTCCTATGACAGCAGGGATTGGAGCATTAAGAAGTGTTAAGCCTATCGCGGATGCAGGAGCATTAAAATATAAAGAGTATAAATTAAAGGCTCAGTCAGAAGGATGGGCAAAACTACATAATAATTTTATGTCAACACTAAAAGATGATTTAATGCAAAAATATCAAAATAGTGATGCAGCCAATAAAATTATACAACCATTTCAAGATTTGATTAAAAAATTCTCAGTCAAAAAAGATGGTGAAACATACATAAACTTGAATAAATTAATGGAAGATAAATCAATAGATAATGACGCTAAGAAGTTCTTTACAGATTTATTCAAACATCAAATGGATACGACTGATGGCACTACAAGACAGGTTCTAAACCCAGTAAACAAAGAGCTCGTTCCTGATTTAACTAAGCGTTATTATATTGAAAATGATGAAGGTTTTAAACAAGCAGAGAACCAACCTACTGAACAGAGTTATAATATGAATCTTGATGATAATCATGATTTTGTTAGTGAAATGATAAATTCTTACAGACAAGTAAAAAACCCACAAAAAGCTATAAATTTTTATAATGCTATTATGGAAGAAGCTGGTAATACACTTAATGATTTTGCAGGAAAAGATGTAGGTTTAACTAATATCAATAAATTTTATGATGAGTTGAAAAATAATAAAGACTTTAGAAATTATATTGAAGATGAAGTTATGCCTAATATGGAGAAACAATTAGAGCCTGATGCTTCGTCACTTAGTTCTCCACAAAAATTAAGACAAGTTGATAAAGATTTTATTAAAAACATACATAATATATATCAAGGGTTGAATGATGCACAAACTGAAATATTTAAAAATGTAAATGCAGATACAAAAACAGAAATAGCAAATGGAAATTTTGGAGCTTATGCTAATACTATCATTAAAAAAATGAGAAGTGTTTTTACAAAAAATAAAACAAATACAAAAGCAGATAAAAGGATAACAGCACTTATAAAAAACAAGAAAATAGCAGACCAAATTTTAACAAAAATGGAAGCATTACGACAAGAAATAAATAATTTAAATGTAAGTGATGGAGAGAAAATTAGTTTTTTTCAAAAAACTGTTGGCGACTATTTTAAAAAAGAACCAGAAACTGCAATTAATGATATAAGAGATAAATTTGAGAAACTTAAAGAAGAAAATTCTAAACAAAAAGTTGTTCATAAAAGTATAAATAATTTTAAAGACTTTAAAAAAGAATTTGGTAAATATTTTGATGGTTATACAGATGGCGAATTAAAAGATTTGTATAACAATAGTTATGAAAATATCTTTAAAAATGGCGGAAAAGAAGATATAAAAAGACAATTATATGCAGATCTTAGAACCAGAGCTATCCAAGACCACTTCCTTGAAAAGTTTACAAACAAATATACTAAGCTAACTATTAAAGATGGGAAAATAATTCATGAACCAACTTTTGAAGAACAACGAAATACTAATACTATGCATGACAGCGATGAAGTCAGGTCTGGTTCTAATTACAATACATCGAGTGAAACAAGTGGTGAGGTTGATAATTTAACAAAAGATGCATCAAAACAACTAAAAACTGTAAAAGAATTATCTAATAAATATGATGATAAAATGCCAAAAGGTAAAACCGTAAAAACAAAAAAAGGTAAAAAATATACCAATTATTCAGAAGGTGATGCAAAGCAAGCTATACAAAATATAGTAGATTATTTAACTGAAACAAATAAAAAGTTAGATGAATTTGCAAACAATTTAATACTAAAAGAAATACAAGATAATTTCAATGTTGAAAAAGAAGGTATTGTTTTAAAAGAAGGATTAGAACAAAAAGATATTAATGCAATAGTCAATAAAGCTAAACAATACATAAGGGAAGATATTGCCAAACAAAGAGCAGAACTTATAAAAAACTTTCAAATGCAATTTCAAAAAAATAGTCTCGGATATAAGGTTGGTTCTACATATTTTGGTATAAAACCAATATTAGATGAATGGAAAGAACCACTAACTAATAATGAAAGAGATGATTTAAATACTGCTCATAAAGACCTTGAAGGACAATTTGAAGAACTTAATGCCTTGGAAGAACAGGCTAATAGTATGGACAACACAACTGGCACTGATTTTGAGCATACAGGTGCAAAAGTTGGGTATAAGGAAACTCCAGAAGTTATTAGCTTGGGGCAAATTAAAGCTTTAAAGAACCAAATCAGAGATATACAAGGCTTAATAGATAGAAGAATCAGAAGAGATAATGGCACCTCAAAGCCTGCTACAGTTGAAAAAATGAAACAAGATATTAATAATCTTAAACAAGAAATTGATAAACTTGAAAAGCAGAAAGCTCTAAATGATGAAATTGCAAAATTAAAAAAAGAGAAAGATAGTATAAACACATCATCAACAAGAAAGAATGAAATAAGAAAAATATTAAATAATGAAAAATATAGAAATGTAAAAGAATTTACAGATAAACAACAAGAGTTACTTGATAACAAAAAAGAAAAACTTGCTCAATTAGAAAGCAAAGCCAACACTATTACTTCAGGCTCCGACACTCCAAAAGAAGAATATGTTTTTGATAGCAATAAAGAACCAAAGCCTTTACCTGGAAAAAGTGAAGAAGTAAATCTAAGAACATCTTTTAAAGAAAAGGCTACAACCTTTGCATTGAAAATAAAAAAGTTACTTTTCACTCAAAAAGAAGGTGGTTATTATGATATAAATACGAAAACAATAGAAACACAAGTACCAAATGGTACGGTAGACGGGAATTTAAAGTCATTTAAAATATTTTTACATGAGATAAGACATGCAATTTTTCATCAAAATAATATAGATATTGCAAAACTAAAAAACAAGCTTAGTGAACTTATCCAAAGTGGGTTAATCAGCAAAGAAGTCGTAGAAAGACTTAACAGTATTGAGAAACAATATGAGGTTAAACTTGACAGTAAAACAAGCAAATTAAGCGATGAAGCATATAATGCTTTGCAAGAGGAATATGTTAATCACTTTTTAGATATATTAACAATGTCAGATATTTTTCATAGAAACTCAGATAAACTAATAACAACAATGCTTGGTGTTTCTAAAGATGATGTTAAAATAAATATGAAAGATAATTTGTTATCAGAAGAAGAGTTAAATAATATTGTTAAATCTTTAATGGACGACCCAGATTTTGACAATATAATGAGGTTGCAAACTGCAATAATAAATGATAGTGAAAATGGTTTAAGAAGATTATTTAGAGAACCAACATCTCCTATTAGGTATTCTGTTGAAGAAGTTAATAAAATAGATGAACTTTTAGACCAAATGCCATATTCAGAAAAATTCAAAAAGATTTCTGAAGAAGTAGATAAACTGACACAATCTATAACTATAGGTGCAATGCTCTTCCCAAAAAGAGACATGATTAAGATGATGTCAGCATTTGCTTCTTTTAATGCTTACAATAATGAAGTAACTAAAAAAATATCTGCTTTGCACAAAGAAATAAATAAAATGATAGAAAAAGATTATGGCAATGATATAGATATAGGCTATACTTTAAGCAAAGCACAATATCTTGGATTGCATAAATTAGTTGATGATTTTAGCTCTTGGAAAGAACTATCTGATGCTATAAAAGAAAAGAAAGCATACTCACAAGAAGAGTTGCAGGCAGAATTATTTGCAGTTTATAAAATGATTATGCAAGATATAAATATTGCAGATATGAAAGTACCAGATGCTATAAAAGAAAATATAAATAAAAAAATACAAAACTTATTTATAAAATATTCAGATAAGAAAAAAGGTAAAACTTTTACAGTTGGTGGTTCTATATTTGATAATATTTCTAAAGTTGCAAATGAAGAAGGCTCTAAACCAGGAGCAATTAAAAAAGGTAACTATTCAAGAAAAAATACTCAATATCATGAACTATATAAAACTAATATGAGAAACAGTCAAGATGTTTATGTAAATTTTATAAATAGTATTGAAAAAATTATAAATAAAGAGTTAGGCAAAAACAATAAGACAGATTTATCTATATACAAAAAGAATTTAAACAACAGAATTACAAAAATAATTGATAAGCAAATTGCAGTACAAAGAGTATCTTCTTTAATTAAAAATAGACCAGAAGGACTTAACAGGATTAAAGAACTATTTAACAGCGATAAATATAGAACCAGATATGCTAAAATGTCTGAAAAAATAGAGCAAGAATTAAAAGCTAATGGTATATTTGAAAATCAATTTGGAATAAATATTAAGAACAATTTTGTTAGAGACGAAATGACTATTAAAGTTACGACAGGTAAAATACCACAAGGTGGTATAAAATTGGGAAAAACACAAGTTGGAACTATTTATGCTATTAAAAAGAACTATACAATTTTAGGTAGTCAAACAGGATTATTAGATGCTGGTTCTATAAATAAAAACTCTAAAGGTATAGCCACCTATAAAGTTAAAGCTAAAATAATTAATGAAAAAGGAAAAGTATATGTTCAGGTAGGTAAACGAAAATTTGAAGTTACTAAATTAAAGAATGTAAAAAGTATAGATAATAATGGTAATATAGAATTTTATGTACCTAATAAGCAAAAATTTTCCAATAATGAATTGTTTGAAACTGACTTTGCAACACAATATACACGAAATAAGTTTTTAATTAACAGTGCAAGAAATATAGAAATGATGAGAAACAGTGCCTTGGTTCAATTACAAAAACAAGGCATAGTGCTAAGAAGATTTAGTTGGTTACAAAAACCATCAGCGGAACAAAAACTATATGAAAAAGTACAATTTGATAATAAAACATATTTTGTAAAGAAACAATATATGAACCAATTTAAAGGCACTCAAGGCATAACTATAAAAGGCAAGATACTTGCAAACACAGCAAGAGTTATTGCAGGTGCAATAGATATAGCAAAAGGTACTTTACTTACTCATAGTATAAAAGCATATATAAATAATGCTATTGCTTCTTCAGGAACTTATTTTATACATGCAAAACAAGCAACTGTTAATGATATTTTAAATGCAAATAAAGAGTTTGATAACATTACAAATATGATAAATTTTAGAAACAAACAAAATGCAAAATTAGAAGTCTTAAGAACAACAAATGGCGATGCCAATGCAATAAAAAATTTAGAAGAAAGTATTAAAAAAATAGATAGTAAATTAGAAAAAAATCATATTGCTTGGGCACTACAAAATGGTTTACAGTCTTCTCTTAGACAAGAATATGCACAATTATCATTAATGCCAGAGAACCAACTCATTTCTTTATTGAAAACAAATAGTAGAATTAATGTTAGCAAAAAAGTAATAGAGAATTTAAAAAATGCACTATTGAGACCAGAAACAAAATGGGGGGATTTAGCTGGTTCCTACTTTGACAAAACTGAAGTTGTACCTAAGCTTGCATTATTCGACAACCTTATAAAAAAACAAGGTTTTACAAGAGAAGAGGCTAAAGAATATGTGCAACAGGCATTCCCAGATTATACACTTAATCTTCCTGAAAATGTTGCAATTTCTGGAATTATAGTTCCTTATTTAAAATACTTTATGTCAATGCCTAAAATGGTTGATTTTGCAATGAAAAAACATCCTGGTAAATTTATGGCATTAACAATGGGAACAATGTTGCTACAATATGGTTCTTATAATTTTGGTAATCCATCTTCAAGTGATGAATGGGCTAAAGTTCATCATTTTGTTAAAGTACCTTTTGGAGACAGCAACTATATTAATATTGGTTCAATGAGTAATTATAATTTTTCTATGCCAAATACACTAAGTCCGTCTACAATAGCAAAAGGGATAGTAGCTCCTTTTAACATTAACCCTATAACACATTTAGGGAGATAAGAGCTAATAAGCTCTTTCTCTCTTGATATTCTTCATCATCCAATAAAAACTTGTAATACTCATTATCGCCATACTAATTGTTTTAACTATGTTAACCATTAAATAAACTATTTTCATTTTTAAAAACTCCTTCTATTATCTTTCCTAATTTCATCTATTTTAGCTTTTAAAGAACCACCTTCTCTTGCTTCGTCCATTATTGCTAAATATTCTTTAACAGTACAAGAACCACCTGTCCTGTATCCACTAAAGTATATATGTATTTTTTCTTTTATTGTTAAATCTCTCATAGCTCCCATCCTGTTATTGTAGTGCTTGGTTTTGGATTATATTTGCTACATACTTGCTTGTATGAACAATATAATTCACACCTTGTTGGTATTGCATTACCACCTACTTTTCTTACCCAGACATCATCACATTGCTTTTCAGAACCAGCATCTATAAATTTTATTATTTCATCTATTCTATCATAAATGATACTGTTATTGTTATCTATTTTCTCAATAGGAATGTAAACTAAGTCTGGTATCTTTTCGCCTTTGCGATAATTATATCCACCTTGTTTATCAAATACTTCTAATTGCATATTAAATTTGCAACCAAACTTTTGCTCTGCAAGTATTCTATATAGATTTACTTGCAATCTATATGGATGCATATCATCATTTTCTATTGATTGAATAGTATATGTTTTAGTTACTTTAGTATCTGTAATCATTTGGTTTTCTAAGTCTATCCTATCAACGGTACCACTTATCGTCCAGTCTTTATACAACATTTTAATATTGTATTCTCTCAATACTTTATCGCCAAAGTCTATATTGTTTAGTCCTAAATGTACTAAAGAACCAATCTCTGACTGACCTATACTTTCACTTGGTATAGTTCCATGTTTATATCTCAAAAGACATTGCTGTAAATCAGAACCAACCATAGAGGCACTTATCTCTTTTTGTTCTGGTTTATTGTTGCCACTATATTGTAATTCTTTAAGAATTTGTTTGCTATAATCTACTGTGTTCATTGTCACTCCTTGTTAATTTTCCCCCTACTTAATTGTAGGGGTTTTTATTTTACCAACTATCTAAAGCACTCTTTGTTTCTGTGTCTGGTTCTTTTTTCTCTGGCTTAACTTTTAACTTCTTAACAGGCTCTTTTTCAAATTTCTCTTTCCAATAAGATAATCTCTCTTTGCCTTTATAGTTGTTACCATCCATATCCATAAACTCTACAACTCTGGTTCTAATTTTTATTTCATTATTGTATTCATCTTCGTATGCCTGTTTAGCTACTATAAGTTGTCGTCCTCTTAGTTTTCCAAAAACTTTAACTTCTTGAACCTTCCCAAACACTTCCATTGTCATCGCCTTTGGTTCTCCAATAGATTTAAAATCTTCTCCAACTATTTTCAAGAAATGCTGAACATTTATTACTCCTGGTAATGGTTTCTCTTTACCAGTTTTTTTATCTGTATAAGTAGATTTATTATTTTTGCTGTCTCCGCTCTTGACCCATTCCTGAGCATCTATAAACGCACCATTTTCTTTTTTCATTTTAATGTTAAATGCTACTGCACCACCATCACTTTTAGTAAGAAAAACTGCATCAACTTGCACTTTAGCAACTTCGCTTACTACTTCAAAATCTCCTGAATAATCGTATTCTCCTGCATTTATCTCTTCAACCATTTCTTTTGGTAAATCAATCCAACTCATTTTATTCTCCTTTTTCTTTGATTGTTATTTTAACTTTTAAATCATTAACCTTTTTGGTTCTGACAAACTCAATATCCTCTACATCCACAGCCGAGAACCACAAGTCTATGTAGTTCTTGATAGCTTTTTCTATATCTTCTTTAGACAATTCAATCTTCATTTATTCTCCTTTTCCTAAAATTTTATCAAACAATGGTTTTAAACCTTTATTTTTATCATAAGGTTCAACTTGTTCTAATTTGCCACTTCTGTCTTTAGCTACAATATCTTGTGTAGGTTGAGTGATAAACACCCTTTCTCCATCTTCATTAACTTTTATATAAAAAACTTCATCATATAATGATGCTAACTTAACTTGTATCTTCTTTGCAGGTATCATAGGCAATATCTTCTCTTCAAAGCCATTTGTAACGCTCTCTGCTAATGCAGTAATAACTACATTTATATTTTCTAAATTTCTAAATGATTTAGCAATAGAAAGCATTATCTCACTAAATTTCATCCACATAGGCATTGATTTTTTCATATCTTGAAACTCTGGCATTGCCTTTAACTCTGCAACTATTTGTTCTCCCAAATCTGTTATACTGTCTATGCCAAATGTATCATACTTGTCATTATTCTCCTTTATATATTGATATACTTCTCTTACTTCTGCTAATGTAGTTGCTCTTACAATATCTACATTATCCGCATCATCAAGAACCAAATCTCCCTTTTCTAAACTTAACAATAAAGTTTTACCTGTGCTATGAAATAAATTTGTTTTACCTATACCTGAGTCTGCATAGATAAGTGTTTTTATTCCTGCTTTTTTAGCTAAACCTTTAGCTTTTACAATGTTTAATGCCATTACATCTCCTTTGTATTATATCTTGTTTTAATTGTTCTATACTATTTAAACCATACACCATTTCTTTTCTTCTTGATATAGTTCTGTTATTATCTAAATTTTTAATTATTAAAAATTCAACTCCACTTTTAAAACTAACTATATCAACTATCTTTCCTACTCTTATTGGGTCTGCATTATTACTTGCAGTATAGTATAATACTTCATCTCCTATTTTCATTTAAGCTCCTTACATATTGCCCATAAAGCTGTCTAAAAGCTTCATACCTTTTTTCCCATTTAACAGGTATTGTTCTTATTAGAACATCATCCTCTGTCCTATATATCCGTATGTATGCTTTAGGATATACACTACAATCAAGAACCAGATAGTTATCTGTATATTTATTCATGCTGTTACCTATATAACTTTTTCCCAAATTTTATTTCCATTTTTGTCATATTCTTTTAATTGTTCAATACTATCTGATTTTACATATTGTTTTTTTTGGATACAGAACCAACCACCATTACCAAAAGCTGATTGTATAATCCAATATTTTGTATGTTGTTTAGGCTTATTTCTTATAAAATTGTTTGTAACGACTAAACTTCCTTCTACCCATTCGTCTTTTGTATTTTTTCCTCTAAATAATATTTCTCTCATTTTATCTCCTTGCCTTCTTCGTCGTAAACATGCTTAACAGGAATTGTTTTTCTAAATTCTTTGCAAATAATATCTTTCATTAAATCATCTCCATTTATATCATGACTTATCATATAATGAACTTTTTCTATGCCACCATATTCATTTAATAGATTATTTAAATCTTTGTCGTCTATATTCCTAACCAAAATATGATGTCTTTTATCATATAAAAAAACAGTAATTTTCATATTATCTCCTTATTATTTGTAACACTTCATTCTCTGATAGTGGTTCTGATAACATAGCATTTGTAGATAGAACCACATTTTTAGCTATGTTTACATCTTCTATATCTCTTACAAATGCAAACAGTCTAAACAATGCATTGTTTCTGTTACCAACTACTGCATTTTGCAATGTATATCTAATCATACCTTGTATCCTTTTATCTTTTGAAACCTCATCAACCTCTTCTTTTGATACATATCTTATTTTCTCTTCTTTCTCCGTATCTGGCAAACAACATCTTACATCAAGTAAATCTCCTTCTTTTTTAGTTATAACCTCTGCATATGGGTTGGTGAACCACAACCTTGTAGCATTCCTCGTAGCTATATCATAAGTTGTTATTCCTAATATCTTTGATATATTTTCATACAACTCTTTATGCTGTTCAACTGTTACATAAAATTCTGTTTTTGTTGGTAGCAATATTCTGAACCTATCTGCTACTATGCCATTCTTGTCTTTTTGATGGCTTTTTGTAGTATGAATTATATATTTATATTGTTCTAATAAGCTTATTGCTTCTTGCAAACTCATACCTTCATCAATATCAAAAACAATTAAATTTTGTCCTGATATGAAATTATCTTTTTTCCTATATCCATATTCTGGTTTTCGTTTGTCGCTCTCTACATGACAAGTTAGATATGAGTGTATTACTTTGTTTTGAACAAGTGCCTCAACAGAGCGTTCTTCTCCAAAGAATGGAATAGCAACATTTTTATAATATACTTCCATAGCTGGGTCTTTACTCAATCCTGTAGAAATTGCACAGATAATTTTTTCTAAATCTGTATTTTCATATTGAACCAACCTATATTTTTGAGCAATGCCATGCACTTCTACTTTTTGATTAAATCTAAAAGCATAATCTTTAAGCAACTCTATATTATGTTCAATATCAATTTTCTTTTTCGTTCCTATATTTTTATCTATCAATTCAGTTATTGATAAACCTCTTGGTTCTATTGATAATGCTTCATAAATTCTCTTATATATTGTTTGTGGTTCCAACACATACTGTAAAGCTTTATTTGATTGTTCTTGTATTTGGATTGCTTGATTTATAGCTTCGTCATCAACCTCTTCCTTAAGCCCTATCAATGCTATTATTCCTGCTAATCTTGCTATTTTATTTTCATTAGCAGTCGATATGTCATTAATTTTGGTTTTACTTTTATTGAAAGCATCAAACTTTTTTTGCATATATGATGATAATATCTTTTGTGCATCTTGATTTATACTAATTATAGTATTTTCGATTGATTTTATATGCTCTTTAAATTGCTTTCCAAAATCAATTAAAATGTTCATATTACTTTGCACATTATCTAAATATATCTTATCTTCATTATCACTTAATGCAAATAATGACCTTCTTGCTAACGCAGATACTAATATTTCATTTAATTCTTGATGTAATTTATTATCTTGTTTGAATGGTTCGTATGTTCCATATAGTAAAATATTTGATGGAATATTACTAATTGGTTTATACTTTTCATTTACATTTGTTGAGCCATCATTAGAACCAGACTGCCATAGCTTTGTAAGTATGGTTAAGTTATCTTTATTTATTTCATGTGCAAATTCACTTGATGTAATATTAAAAGAACCAAGTGTCGTGTGATTAAAAAAATTTCCTACTCTCATAATACCTTCTACTGAACCACGAAGTGGCACAGAATATTTACTTGGTATTATATAATCTATGTCTTCTTCTATATCTGCTATATCATTATCTTTTTCAGATGTCAAATTTTTAAAATTTTGTTTTAAAACATTTACATATTTATCTGTATCAAGTTCAAACATTTTTTCACATATACTTAATGCTACATCTTTACCTGCTCCTGAATTTGCAAATGTTACTCCAAAAAAGTTAATAAAACTTTCTTGCCCATTATGTATAATTTTCATCCTTCTTACACCAATTAATGCAGATGCAGTAAACAGTAATGCATTTTGTGTTATATTTTTATTTACATTCGCATTTTTAGTTATTCTGCAAACTTCCTTATGCACTAAATCTATTATCTTTTTCATAGCATCTCCAATGGATTTGAATATTGTTCTTTTTGTTCTTTGTTATTTTGTGATTTGTCTTTGTTTTGTTGTTCTATTTTAATATGCCCATATTTTTTATCTATTTTATATGGGAATACTGGTTCATAAGCATTTGGTATAGAACCACCACCATCAATAAAACCTTTGTAAGTATTTACTTTTATGAAGTTATTGTCATTAAGCCATTTTATTGCATTAATAAAAGTTTTATTTGATATTGATAAATTATCACACCACCATTTTACTGACTTTCTTTCTGTCTGTTTTTGGCAATATCCAAAACTATATTCTACTATTCTTAAATAAATAACTATATATTTTGTTGGTATTTTGTCTATTGCTATTTTATGACATATCCCTACATTCTGCCAACCATTATTGCTTAAATTCTCTGTTGTATGCATCTTGTATTGCCTTTCTTGCTGCTTGGCTCTTAGAACCAGCATTCTTTATAGACAATTCATTAAGCATTCTAATGGTTTGCACATCTAAATTTAATCTAACTGCTTTTTTTTCAGTTTTAAATTTATTGCTATTTTCCATCCAATTTCCTTTCTGAATTGTTATACAAGAATTGTATCAAAATTGTTCTTAAATTGTCCTTAAATTGAACAAGTTTCTCGATAGTGTAATTTTTACACTATCTACGGTGTAAATTTTACACTATTCAGGTGGAATTTTTACACTATCGGAGCAATTCATAGTGTAATTTTTACACTATCTATATTTACATTGGAAAATTATTGGCAACTGAAAGTTGCCAATAGAAAGAACCACCACACTGCTTCGCTAAAGCTTCGCAGTGTGGAAAGTGGTGTGTGTGATGTTATTATTGATGTGGTTCTATTTCTTCTATTTCTACATTTGTAGATACAATACCTTCATCATAGAATTTATCCCATATATAAAATTCCATCAATCTTGCTATTAAATATTTCTTATCAAAATATTTTTCATGATTGGGAATTGCTTCTGCTGGTTCTTGTAAATGTAAAGTATTTGCTTCATCGTCTCTAAATTTATCATTTATTATATGAACATTGTAATAATCTTTATTTTTCAATACAACAATTTTATATAATTCGTTATAAAAATATTTTTCATATTGCGTAATAATTTTTTTACCATACTTTTTCATATTTTATTCCTTTCAGATAGTAACTTTTATGTTGAAATATATAGTTAGCTTAACTCTATATACTCAACTTTTAATACATTTTGCAAATATTTTAAATAATCTAAATCTCTTTGATTTGTAATATTGCATAGTTGCAATGTATCATGAATTTCATATTGTCTACAATCTCCGTCTGGACTAACCATGCTTGGTTCCATTGTTTCTTCTATAAGCTTCATTGTGTTATAACTTAAACCTGGATTAAAACATACTTTAACTATAATATCTGTATTCATCATTATTCACTCCTCAATTGAAATATTTTTTTAACTAAATAATCTACAAAATCAAATGTTTGATTTATCATATATCCCAAATCTTTTTCTTCTAAATCTTCAATAACTTCATCCTGCAAGTTTATTATTTGCTCATTACTCATAGGATAAAACCATCGCTTATGCCCTTTAGTCATTTCATAATAAACTGCAATGATAGTTACTGATGCAAGAATATAATCAATCTCCATCTCTTTTTCAGACAAACCTTTCTTCTTTTGCTGGCTCTCATATTTTAGAACCACACGGTTAATATCTTCCCAATCTTTATTCATATACTTTTCATACATTTTAGTAATCTTACCAAGCTTTCTAAAGTATCTTGTTAGTTCAGGTGTAATATCATCTACTTTTTCGAATACAATGGCAAAGAAACCAAATGATGCAAACATAACTTTTCTTTGCAAAGCTAAATTATTTATTTTTTTATTCTGCTTCATTTTTTATAAAACCTGTTGTTTCTAAAGTAGAATAATCTGTATTAACAACTTCTACTTGCTCTGCTAATTCCAATCTATCTTCTGCTACCCATTGTTCAATATCATTTGGTTTAATCTTCTTATTGTCTTTGATATACTTTTGTAGCTCTTCATTATTCATGTCAACTGAATATTCATTTTCTACAGTTTCTACAACTGAAAAATACAATCTTGCCATAACTCACTCCTTATTCAAAATATTCTTTTACAAAATCATCAATAAAAGCTTTTATTTCTGGTTCATCATAAGCTCCGTTTTTATTGTTTTTTAAATATTCAAGCATTTCTTCAATGCATAATTTTCTACCTTCTTTAATAGCTTTTATAATTTGATTGTTTATTAGCTCTTTTATTTGTTTCCTACCTTCTTCTATAATGTCAAACATAACTCACTCCTTATTATTTATTATATATAGTGTTTTAACCTATCTGCCTTCAACGCTATTTGATTTTTTCATCAAAAAGGTAAAATGGTATCATCTATATCTTCATCGCTCTCTAAATCGCTTCTATCTATAAAAAGATATGGTTCTTGTTCTTTTAAAGAATTTACAATAAAATCTCTAAAGTAATAAAGTGATGCAAATTTATTACCTTGCTTAATAACATTTTTACATCTTGTTTTAAGAACCTTTGTAAAATAGATTTCCTTTTGAGGTAATTCATTAATAATCTCTATCCAATAATTTTTTATCCAATCTATTGTAGATAGCTTTGTGTTGGTTCCATATATTAAATCATATATTTTAGAGCCAATAGTGAGTATATCTTCTATGTTATATGCAAGATTATAAGCATTTAGTAATTGATTAATATCTTTACCTTCTAAAGCTTTTAATTTTGCTTCATCCATTTCTTGAAGATATACTTTAACTTTTTCTTTACTAAACTCTAAAACTTCGTCGTCTTTAAATTCAAGAATTTCATCCAATGCAGTAATTTTCTTTTCTT